ACATCCAGCTCAAGGACGTGGAGGGAAACCTGTCCTCTCTGACGGTGACCGCGGAGCAGTTGATTTCCCGCATGACGGATGCGGAGGGAAACATTTCGGTTCTACAGCAAACCTCCACCAGTTTGACCAGCCAGGTGAGCGACCTGGAGGGGAACGTCTCCACATTGCAGCAGTCGTCCAAGGCGCTGGAGGTGCGGTTGACAAACGCGGAGGGAGACCTGTCCCGCATCACGGTAACCGTGAACGGCATCACGCAGTCGGTCAGCGACCTTGAGACCGGTCTAAGCCAAACCCTGCGCATCGCCCCCAATGGGGTGACCATCACCAACGCCAGAGGGGACACCCTCACCATCGACGGCGGACAGATTGACGCCACAAACCTGAACCTGTCCGGGCATATCACATTCAACGATTTCAGCTCCCGGTTGCAGGACGACTTCGATCATGTGGAGCAGACCGCGCAGGATGCCTATGATATCGCCGACAAAAACCGGCTGCCCAATTACATCAAATCGACTTACATTGATTCCACGGAGATCCGAAGCCCCACCATCAAGGCCAATGAGTTCAGCGTATACCCGCAGGCGGCGGGCGGCGGCAGCTTCAATATGTATGGTCAGTATAACGGTAGTCTATACCACATGCTGGAGATTTCCTATTTCGCAGGCAGCGCCCCATACGTCGATTTCTCCTCCCCTGCGGGCGCTTTGGCGACGTGGGATTTTCTGTCCACCACTGTACGCGGCAGCGTCGATTTCAGCAACGCAAATGTGCACGGGCTGGACGTGGAAGCCGTGTTCGCATAGGAGGCGGAAGTATGGCAAGTTTGAGTCTGAGCGGCGGTGAGGAAGAGTTTGGCTGGAGGATTACGGGGCTGGGCTCTGCCTTTAACCAGGCCAACGGCTATGTGGAGGCTGGCATCACAAAGTATCAGTTTACGCACTCATCCAGCAGTATTTCAGGTGTAGTGGACAGTGTGCGGGCCCCCGCCTCCGGGGGCTCCACCTCCACAACCCGGCGGTGGGTGGGCTACGACCCCGGTACCTACGATTTTTGGGGCTACACGCGGGTTAAGGATGGAACGTACTGGCCGGCCGGTTCCGGTACGGTTACGGTGGAAAGCCCGGCGGCGCAGAGGCCGGACGACTGGGACTGGTCTTCTGTGATCCAGGCCGGGCGTCCGGTGCGGATCTCCGCCTATGAGTGGAACCAGTTCTGTAACCGAATCAACGATTTCAGGCTTTATGTCGGGCTGCCGGAGTACGGGGCCTTTGAACGGGCCTATTCCGGAGACCCGATTACCGCTGAAATCGTGGAGCACGCGGTCTACGCGATCCGGGCGATGGACCCGCCCGTTTCTACCCCCCGCGCCCCGGCCAGGGGCGACCTGATGCGGGCGAGCATTTTCCTGGATCTGATGGACTCTCTCAATTCAATTTGACTAAGGAGGCACAAGTATGAACGACGCGCGGAACGAAATCAATAACGCCTACAATTTGCTGGCGGCCCTTCCGGTGCGGGGCGACGCGGTGGACGTGGTCGCGGCCTGCCGGATGGCGCTGCGCCGGGCCCTGGAGCTGATGGCTTCCCAGCAGTCCGGCGATACGGAGCCCGGCGGGGACGCGAAGGAGGAGTGAGCATGCTCCCGGATATGGTACACGCCGACGGCATCCGCAAGTATGGGCAGACCCGCTTCGGAGGCTATGACCACCGGCTGGCCGCCGGAGACGGGACGCTTTGGGACATGAAGAACCTGACCAGCGACCTCGCCCCGCTGCTCTCCGCACGGCGGCCCCGGTATCTGGTGGAGACCCTGGCAAAGCCCAACGGCCTGTATGCAAAGGACGGGCTGTACTGGGTGGACGGCACGGTCTTCTACGCCGGGGGAGAGAAAAAGGGCGACGTTGCGGACGGGCGCAAGCAGTTTGCCGCCCTGGGGGCCTACATCATCATCCTGCCCGACAAGGCGTATTACAACCGCCTGACGGGGGAGTTCGGCAGCCTGGAGGCAGGCTGGAGCGGGAGCGCGAAGATTCAGGACGGCACCTACGCGGAAGAGGAGGCCGAGGCCAACACCATCTACGCCTCCGGGGCCGACTGGGATTCCATCTTCAAGGTGGGGGACGCGGTGACCATATCCGGGGCAAAGACCCACGAGAGCAACAACCAGACCATTGTCATCCGGGAGATTGATGGGGACAATCTGCGATTCTATGAAAACTCCTTCACCATCAACAAGGGCGGCGACACGGAGGAGCTGACGGTCAGGCGGGAGGTGCCCGAGCTGGACTTCCTGTGCGAGAACGAGAACCGCCTGTGGGGCTGCAAGGGCGACACCATCTACGCCTCCAAGCTGGGCGATCCCTTCAACTGGAATGTGTTCGACGGAGTGAGCACCGATTCCTACGCGGTGGACGTGGGCAGCGCCGGGGACTTTACCGGGTGCTTTGCCTATCGGGGCTACCCGGTGTTCTTCAAAGAGGAACAGATTTACAAGGTCTACGGGGACAAGCCCAGCAACTTCCAGGTAATGAGCAGCGCGTCCCTGGGGGTGGAGGCGGGCAGCCATGCCAGTCTCGCCATTGCGGGGGAGACGCTGTACTATCTGAGCCGGGTGGGGGTGGTGGCCTACTCCGGCGGTATCCCGCAGAGCGTCGCCGCCCCCTTCGGGACAGACCGCTACCGCAACGGCGTGGCGGGCAGCGACGGGGTGAAGTATTACGTCTCCCTGGAGGACGGCACAGGCGCGCACACCCTCTTTGTCTACGACACCCAAAAGGGCGTGTGGCACAAGGAGGACAGCCTGGAGGCCGTGGGCTTCGGGTGGGACACGGAGCTGTACTTCCTGGGGGCGGACGGCAGGCTGTGGCTCAACGGAAACACCCGCACCGTACCGGAGGACGCCGCGCCGGAGGGCGCGGTGGAGAGCATGGCGGAGTTTGCTGACTTTACCGAGGGCGACGCCAACAAGAAGGGCACCGCCAAGCTCCAGGTACGCATGGAGCTGGACGCCGGGGCGTCGGTCAAAATCGAAATGCAGTTTGACAGCGACGGGGAGTGGCGGGAGGTGACCACCCTCTCCGCCACGGTGAAGCGGAGCTTCTACCTGCCCATCATCCCCCGCAGAAGCGACCACTTCCGCATCCGCTTTTCCGGCACCGGCGGGTGGCGGCTCTATTCCCTGGTGCGGGAGAGCTATTCCGGCAGCGAGCTCAAGAGCAGGCCGGGGCGGCAATAAGAAAGGAGAACCCTATGGCAAAAAGCAGATATACCTATGACCAGTTCCGGAAGTCGGCGCAGGACAGCGGGCTTTGGGGCCAGTTCTCCCAGGCCGACCTCTCGATGGCCCAGCAGAACCCGGATTTCGGCATGTCCATCCTGAAAACCAAGCAGGACTACCGGAACGCCACCACCGACGAAGCGAGGGCTGCGGCCCACCGGCAGGCGGACGCCCTGCGCAGCTCCTGGGGTGGATACACCGGGGGCGGGAATGGCGGCAGCTTTGTCCTTGACCCCATGTCGCCCCGGAACTTCGAGTATGAGGCGGCCCCCACCTATGAAAGCCGCTATGACGACACCATACAGGATTTGATCGCGGGGCTTCTGGATCGGCCGGACTTCTCCTACGACCCGGCCACCGACCCCCTCTACCAGAACTACCGCAAGCAGTATACCAGGGAGGGCCAGCGGGCCACGGCGGACGCCCTGGGCGCGGCGGCGGCCGCCTCCGGCGGAATCCCCTCCTCCTATGCCAACGCCGCCGCCAACCAGGCGTCCAACTACTACGCGGCACAGTTGACCGACAAGATTCCCGACCTCTACCAACTGGCCTACAACCAGTATCTGAACGACTACAACATGGATTTGAGCAACCTTGGGGTTGTCCAGGGGGCGGAACAAAGCGACTACGACAAATACCTTAACCAGCTCAACCAGTACAACACCGACCGCAATTTCAGCTACGGGCAGTTCCTGGATGAGCTGTCGTCTCAGAACCAGCGGCGTACCGATGCGCTGAACGAGGCGGTTCTGCGGGCGGAAATGGGCGACTACGGTGGATATGAAAGTCTGGGCTGGGACACTAGCAACATTCCGGCAGAGATAGAGCGGCAACTTACTCTTGCGCAGCTCGGCGCGCAATATGGGGATTACAGCGGCCTGAATGGGCTTGGGATCGACACCTCCAATAATCCGACGGATTATGATCGCCGGTATAATCTGGCCCTCCTGCAAGCGCAGTACGGCGATTTCTCCGGCCTGCGTGAGCTGGGCGTGAACGTCAACCCCGGCGCGCTGGCACAGTTTGAACTTGCGGCCAATCCGCCCAGGAGCAGCGGCGGGAGCGGTTCTTCCCGGAGCGGGCGATCCAGCGGCACCAGCGGCACTGAAAAGCCTGTTCTGACTTACACTCAGATGATGGATGCTATTGAAAAGAAGCAGATTACGCCGACGGTCAAAGCCGCATGGCAGTATTATATGGGAGAAGCATGGCCGGAGGACAACACTAGCGGAGACTCTGGTGGGACACAGCTTAACCCCTATGCACAGCAACTTCAAAATAGTCTGCTCCAAGGTGGGGCTGGCATAATCAATATGTGGCCGGGCACGACACAACAGGTTAACAAGAGCAGCAGCGGTCTTTCTCCGGCGGCACAGAACATCCTCAATAGTTACCAGCATGTGAATCCTGGCACATCTTCCAATGTTGCCGAGGTATTTGCAGACCGGATTGAAACAGCCCTGAGAAATGGAAGCATCACGGAACAGGATGCGAGCTATCTCCTTGGGGTGCTCGGAGTATAAGGAGGCTGGAATATGGCGAGTATCCAGGAGCGTTTGAACCGCCTGCGTGGGGAAAGCAGCGAAGCGTCGGTATATGAAAGGCTGAATCATCTGCGCCAGATTGGGCAAAGTCAGGAGACGGAGAGTGCCGCAGGCGGCGCGGGGCCCGCTCCGGCGCAGCGGACGGTAAAATCCGCCCCGCCCGCCGCGCTGCCTGAGAGCAAGGGGAAAGCCCTGACCCTGCCCAAAGCGGGAGAGAGGGGCTTCCTGGCGGGCGGGGTGAGCGTGGAGGGCTCCCCATTCCTGTATGGCAGCGAGCGGGCGGCAGCCGCTCTGCTCGGCGCGGGAGAGGGCGTTACGGACTTTATCGGCAGCGGCTTCTACAAGGGGGTGC